TATACTAAACTAGACTTACGAGACAAGAAAATGGGCAAACACGTAGAATACTCAAAATAATATAGAGAAAACCACCATGAGCAACCCCAATCCAATCATCCCACCTGACGGCCCTCCTAAAAGGAAAGCTGGACGCCCAAAAGGCGCTCATAATAAAACCGCAATGTCTTTGAAGGAGGCCATCCTATCCGCTGCAAACAGCTACGACGAAAATGGTCGCTCCGGCATGGCCGGTTGGCTCGAAGAGTTACGCGACCGCTTCCCAAAAGCCTTCGCCACCCTTTTAGGCCGTGTCCTTCCCCTCCAAGTCACAACTATGACTCCGGACGGTAAGGACGCTCCGCTTCGGCTTTCCGTGGAAATAATTAAACCCGATGCTGCCGACTAAACACTATAAGGCTCGCATTCCCGAACGACTCGAACCCCTCTGCCACCATCATGCTCTTTACGTGGTCTATGGCGGTCGGGGTGGGGGTAAAACTCAATCGATATGCCAGATCCTCCTACTGAAGGCTTTGTCTGAGAAGCTGTTAATACTGTGTCTACGCGAATACATGAATTCAATTAAGGACTCCACGCACCGCACCCTAGTGGCTCAGATTGAGGAACTAGGGATGCGGGATGAGTTCGAGATTCTTAAGTCCACAATCGTCTGCAAGCGAACCGGCTCAGAGTTTATCTTCTCCGGCATGAACCATCCGGAGTCAATTCAGTCTTTGTATGGATGTAACGTGGTGTTTTATGATGAAGCCCAGCGATGCTCACAACATTCCCTGGACATCCTACTCCCTAGTATCCGTCAGGAAAACGCCGAGATTATATTCAGCCTCAACCCACACCTCACCACCGATCCAGTCTACGAGCAGCTAATACTTGGTAAAAACGCCTATAATGACGTCTGCTGCATAGAGATTAATTGGCCTGACAATCCATGGTTCCCTCAATTCCTACGTGACTTGAAGGACGCCCAACTCCGCCAGGATGTAGCCAAATACGATTGGATATGGCTCGGCCACACGCTAGAGCGAGCCGAATGCGTCATCTTTAACCGTCCTGGCCAAATCCAGTCCTACGATTTCACCCCCGACCCTGCGCTCTGGCAACCGTTCTTTGGTGCAGATTGGGGCAGCGTAGACCCTACGGTGCTGGTTAAAACATGGGTGTGGAAGGAAGATTTGTATGTGGAGTATGAGACTTTCGATGTTGATATTCCCATCGAACTCATCACCGCCAGTTGGGATTTGGTTGCTGGTTCAGCCAATCAGACCATCTACGCGGATAACAGCAGACCGGAGATTATTAAATATCTGCGCAGGAATGGTCTACCCCATTTGAGACCGTGCAAGAAATGGCCGGGAAGTATCCTGGACGGCATTGACCACCTGAAAAACTTCCAACACATCATTATCCACCCACGCTGCACTCACACTCTCGAAGAGTTCTCGTCGTACAAATGGAAGACGAGGAAACTCGGTGACACCGAGGTTATCATCCCTGACGAGCCGGAGGATAAAAATAACCATTGTATTGATGCCATCCGGTACAGCCAGGAACCAATCATCCTTGGTCGCAAGCAGCACATGTCTGACCGACAGCCCGCCCCAGAGTTGGACTCACTGGGTAATCCGATAATCCCAGGCAGACGAAACCCTCTAGCCCGATCATCAACGTGGCTATAACCAAACTTCCTATTCCATATACGGAGTAAACATGACACCGAAGCAATCTAGCAGACCAGCCAATCCCGACGAAGAGCGTATCGCTGGAATTAAGAAACGTTATAAGTTCGCTGAGGACTATTGGCAGAAGCAATTCGAGAATATGGCTGAAGATATTAAGCATCTCAACCCTGATACTCAGTTTCCCGATGGGACCAGGGAGGCACGGATGGGAAAGCCTACAGTCGCCGTAGACCGCTTGAACACGGCCATCCACAGTATTGTCAACTCCCAGCGGCAGTCCAGACCCGCCATCCTGGTAAACGCCACGGATAACCCAGATGTACAAGTCGCTGAAGTCATTCAAGGCTTGGTACGCCACATAGAAACAGCCTCTAAGGCGAATTTAGCCTACGACGAAGGAATGCTACAAATGACCCAGGCCGGAATCGGCTGGTGGCGTATCGTGACCGAGCAGGCTGATGATAGTTTCGACCAGGACATTAAGATTCTTCCGATTATCAACCAATTCTCAGTCCTGCCGGACCCAATGTTTACCATGCCTGATATGTCCGACATCGATTGGGCCTTCATCGGCACCACCATCAGCCGCGACGATTACAAGGAAGAGTATCCGGATAGTCTGCTGGCCTCATACAGCCCATTCGAGTTTCAGAACGATTATAACGAGTGGATAGATAATACGGATATGACGTGTCGGATTGCAGAGTATTTCTACAAAGAGAAGGAACCGTATGAGCTGGTTCTGCTGGAAAATGGCAAGACGATGGATCGGGCGGATTGGACAAAGGCTCGGGGCAAGATAACCCGCACCCGTAAATCCACGAGGAACGTGGTCAAATGGTTGAAACTGAACGGCATTGAGATCCTCGAAGAATCCACTTTCCCAGGTGGACTCATTCCGCTCGTTGCCTGCCTGGGCAACCCTCTCCTAGTGGATAAGAAACGCATGTATAGCGGCCTCGTGAGGAACTCCTATGAAGCACAGATGAGTCTGAACGCGGTTCGCTCCGCCACCATGGAGGCAATCGCCACTTTTAATAAGGTGCCAATTATCGGGCCGACTGGTTTTGCCGCTTCCCATCAGGACGATTGGGCGCACCCTTACGATAAAGCCTACTTAGAGTATGATCCAATCAGCAACGAGGACGGATCACCGCTACCGCCCCCCTCCAGAGATATGCCCGAGCCCCCGATTCAAGCCATGATGCAGTTTGGACAGTCGTTAGAAGAAGATTTGCGAGCCATAAATGCAATGTATTCACCAGATACGAAGCACCAAGTGGCCAACGACATCTCCGGTGAAGCCATTAAGCAGATGGTCCAGCAGGGGGATACGAGTAACTTTCAATATACCGATAATCTGGCCCGAGCGATTGAACTGACGGGACGCATCCTACTCGGCCTCATCCCTCTGGTGTACGCTGAAAAACGTGTCGTGCGTATCATCGGTCTGGATGACACCCACAAATTGATCACTATTAATTCAAAGCCTGGAGAACCCGTCGCCACGCCGGATAACATCGATGAGGACGAAGAGTCTGGTATTCCACGCATTTATGACCTCACCACCGGCAAGTACGACGTCTCCATTTCAGCAGGGCCATCCTATCAGAGCCAGCGTGAGGCCAGTCGCAACCTGCTCTGGACGTTGGCCGGTAAGGATCCAGCCCTCATGCAGTCTGCTGGTGACCTTATCGTCGCCTCTAACGATGATCCAGCGATGAAACCGCTGGCCGAGCGGCTGAACAAGATTATTGTGACGGCTAATCCAGCCCTAGCTGAACAGAAGGGCAAGAAGCAAGACCCCGCTCAGCTCGCCCAACAGTTGGAGCAAGCTCATCAGATGATACAGCAGCTCACCCAGTCGCTAACTCAAGAAACGCAAGAGCTTAAGGAAGAGAAGACTGGCTCCGCTATGAAGCTGCAAATTGAGCAATTGAAGCAGCAGACTAATCTGCTCAAACAGCAGATGGAAATCGCCCATGACTCTGCCAAGCTAGACTATGCGGCAGCTCTAAAAGACCTCTCGGATAAATCCGATAAGGAACATGACCTCATCAAGGGCATCCACCAGCATCTGCTCGATAAGGAGCTAGCGACTCATCAGACTGCTCTGAATATGGCCGAAACCGCTGCTCAGCCCCCCCCAGGGTCGATGCAACCTTCCGGAGCGGGTGTTGAAACTCCTCCAATCGGACCTTCAAATCCGACAGCACCACAATAAACAAACTTTCAAATCCTCAGTCAGAACATCGAGACTGCAACTCGTAAAATGCTGACTGAATACTTGGAGAAATACCATGAGTTTTGCCCCCGACCTCTACGAAGAGGGGAAATTAATCAACGTCCCTTCCGAAGAGCTTCAAACACCCCCGCCCGAACCGACCACCGAAGACCCAGGCACTTTGGAATCCGAAATCGCTACAGCGGATGAAGAAATTGAGAGCGAGCTAGCCGAAACATCCGACTCGGAATCGGAAGAACCCGTAAACGGGCATCGTAGTAAAGCCGCCGAGAAGCGCATTAAGCAACTCGTGGCTGAAAGAAACCAGTTAATGGCTCTGTTGGAAAACCAGCAAAAGCTAGCTCTTTATCAATCCGGTCAGTCCCCCATCCAACCCCCCCAGCCCCCCCAGGAGCAAGTGGTTGATCCGGCCCAGCCCAATCCCGCCAATTACACCAATGATGTTGACTATCTGGTCGATATGAAGTTCTATCAGCGAGAACTGAAGGCGAAGCAGGAACGGTTCCAATCCAAACAGGCAGAGTTGCTCATTCTGCACCCTGAAATCCCTGAGTTGGTCGAAGAATCGAACAGGAAGGCCAGCAGAGGAGTCGTGACGAACAGCCCAGCAATGGAACTGCTAATCTCCGACTCCGAACAACCCACAGAATTGTGGTTTTATCTGCTGTCTCACCAGGACGAGGCCGAACAGATAGCTAAACTGACCCCCCTGAGGGCGGCGAAAGCGGTCGGTCTGATTGAACAGAAGCTACTTCCCCCCACGACTGAAATCGCTACGCCGCACCGTTTGCCCCCTCCTATAAATCCGGTCAAAGTGACCAAATCAGTAAGTAGGACCAGCTCAGTCGAGGCCTACTAATCTAGAGGAGCCCAACCGTGGCCATCCAGTCAAATATTTTTAACAACGTCTCAATGATCACCGAAGGAGCACTCCTAGGTGTTCAAAACAATACACTTATGGCGAGTCGTGTCGCTCGTAGGTGGGACAAGGATTTCATGGGATCCAATAAAATTGGAAACACCCTGTCCGTCCGTGTTCCCCAGATTTTCACCAGCCGCACTGGTTCAGTCGCCACCCCCCAGGGATTGGCCGATTCCTACCAGCAAATTGCACTTCAGCAGTACGGAGTAGACGTCTACCTGACGACTGATCAGCTCACCCTAAATGCCACCGATTTCAAGAGCAACATCGTGGATAACATGGTCATCGCCGCCAATCAGAATATCGACACCTTGATTTTGAACCAGATTTTCCCCAACGCCTCCAACGGTTCCAGCCTCGGTTACTCCGGTTTCAACCAGTTCTACGGACAGGTCGGAACCGCCTTCACGAACCTCCTGCCCTTCAGCGCAGGCTTCGCAGAGGGAATGCTCCAGTCCGCGATGCCATTTGACGGAAAAGTCTCCGCTCTACTGAATCCCCTGAGCGGTGCTCAGTTGGTCAATGGTATTGCCACTTACCTCTTGCCCAGCAAGGAAATCTCCGAGCAGTTCCGCAACGGCTCGATGGGCAATGCGATGGGGATGGACTTTTTCACCAGCGCCAATACCCCCAATCTCCAGCTTGGCACTTGGTCCGGCACGTTGACCGTTAACTCCGTTCCGACTGATGGTGGTAACACTTTCACCATCACCGGCATGACCGGCACCTTCAATCCTGGAGAGTGTCTGACCTTCGCTAACTGCTACGCCGTAAATCCTCAGGGTAAAGCAGTTACCAACGCTCT